AACTGGACACACTATTACCAAAGCTCAAGAAAATATAGGAATCTGGGACTTAATGTTCTTGGCCTATAACGCTCACAAACGCGAAAGCGCTGGTAAGCCAATAAAGAGCTTTGAGATATGGATGGAAACAGTTGCCGACATTAAGACAGGCAACGATGACCCAAAAGCCATCAGCCCGACAGCGTAAGGCGGCTATTAGTAATAGTTGCTCTTAAGACTGGTATCCCAGTGCAGTATTGGGATGATTGGGACGATGTAGCAACGGCAGTCGAGCTGATAAAGGAAAGGGATAGCAATGGCTGAAGAAGTGTCAGCATTTGACAGGACAGAGCTTCGCCAAGTCTATAAAGCCTTTTCCGTCCTAGGTGACGAAGCCAAAGCCGAGGCTCGCCAAAGTTCTAATGCTCTTGCCACCTATCTTCAGACTGCAATCGCTACAAAAGCCAGAACTAGAACGCAAGGCCAGCAAGCCATTAATCGAATCGTTAGCGGATCTAAAGTATCTAAAACCAGCACTACTGGCGAAATTAAATACGGCTTTGCTAGTCAAAGATTTAGCGGTGGAGCTAATACTCAAATGCTTTGGGCTGGCTTTGAATTTGGCTCTAATAAATTTAAGCAATTTCCTGCATACTCTGGCAGACAAGGCCGCGGCTCTCGCGGATGGTTTATTTATCCAACCTTACGCCAAGAACAGAAAAATATTGTGGCACAATGGACAGCAGCATTTAATAAAATACTAGATAAGTGGGGCATCAATGGCATCTGATTCAAGAGCCTTAACGCTTAAGCTTCTAGCAGATACAGCTGATTTTCAAAAGAAGTTATCTGCTGGCTCTAAAGACATTGATTCGATTGGCGAGCGCGCTGCTGAATTTGGCAAGAAGGCGGCTTTAGCTTTTGCTGCCGCTGGAGCAGCTATTGGCGCATTTGCCGTTAGTGCCGTTAAGGCAGCAGCCGAGGATGAGACAGCTCAAAAGCGCTTAGCTGCAACTATTGAAGCAACTACTGGCGCAACCGCTAAACAGATTGCTGGCGTTGAGCAATACATTAAGCAGACTTCAATTGCTATAGGCGTTGCCGATGATGGTTTGCGTCCAGCATTTACGCGTTTAGTTAGATCAACGCAGGATGTTGAAGAAGCCCAGAAGTTGCTAAATTTAGCATTAGATTTAAGTGCCGCAACAGGCAAGCCGTTAGAAGCCGTAACTAATGCGCTCGGTAGAGCTTATGATGGCAATACCACATCACTTGGCAAATTAGGTCTAGGAATAGATAAAGCGGATTTGGCTTCACAAACCTTTGATGAAACTTTTAATCAATTAACCAGCACCTTTGGTCAATTTGCTGAGAATGAGGCAGAGACTACAACTAAGCAAATGGAGCGCGTAAAGATTGCCCTTGATGAAGCCAAGGAATCTATTGGGGCTGCTTTGCTTCCAGTTGTCCAAGAATTAACTGCTTGGATATTAGAAAACTTTATACCAGCACTAGAGGCATTTATCTCAGGATTAACTGGCTCTGGTGGTCTAAATGAAGGTTTAACTAAATCACAAAAAACAGCGGTCGAATGGGGCAAAAAGGTTAGGGGCTTTATCGACACAGTTATTGATCTTAAAGATGAACTATTTTTAGTTGCTGGAATACTAGCAACAGTATTTGTAGTAAATAAAATAGCCGCTGGGGTGACAGCAACTATTCTTTTAATTCAAGGATTAGTAGCTGCTTATACAGCTTTAAGGAATAGCGCAGTTGCAGCAGCTATTGCATCTCGATTCGCCTTAAATCCTTTAGCTGGTCTAGCAACTGGTGCAGCAGTAGTAGGCGCAATTATTGCTGCGACCAAATTATTTGATAATCAAGCAAATGCAGCTGCAAGCACTGGAAGTAATACAGTAAATGCAGCTAGCTTGCCTTTTGGTATTTCAGTATCGGCAAAAGGTGGCAGCGGAACTGGTAGCGGCGGCGGGGCTATAAATACTGGTGGTAAATTAACTACTGGCAGCGGTGGCAATCTAGCAACTGCAAGTCCAACTGTAACTCTTATTGAAAAAGCAAGCACTCCAATAAGGTCAGCTGGCGCATTTCCAAATGAGAGAATCGGTGCAGAAGGCGATTATTTAGATCGTAATAATGTGGTTATCAATGTCAATGCTCCATCAGCTATTGATGAAGAGGGATTTACCAGAGCAGTCGTTTCGGCGCTAAATAACACAGGTCGCAGAACTGGGGCTGGAACAGAGCAACTACTTATATGACCGCTTGGAATCCAATTTATCGAATCAAAGTTAATGGCAGCACAGTTACTAGCGCAACACTTAGCGGACTTACTATTACCTCTGGTCGAACAGATATTTACTCTCAGCCAATTGCTGGATATTGCAACCTAACGCTTATCGAGACTTCTGAAGCGTCAGTTTCATTTGAGGTTAATGACGCAGTAACAATTGAAGTGCAAAATTCCAGCGCAACCTATGTCAATTTATTTGGTGGGTTTATTACGGATTTAGGCATTACAGTCCAATATTCAGGATCAACTGCTACCAGCCAACAAATAAAGATAGTTGCAGTAGGAGCTTTGGCTCGGCTCAATCGCGCAATCTATACGGGCAACTTTGCACATCAATTTGACGGAGACCGAATTGAGGAATTGCTAAGCACAGTTCTATTTGACCAATGGAATGAAGTCCCAGCTGCCGAGACTTGGAATGGCTATGACCCGCTAGTTCAATGGCAGGATGCAGAAAATAGCGGATTAGGTGAAATTGATACTCCAGGCGATTATGAGCTTCATTCTGAAAACAATTTAAATGACACAGTTTATAATCTTGCTTCTAGATTTGCCACCAGCGGACTTGGATATTTGTATGAGGATAATCAAGGTCGTATTGGATACGCAGATTCAACGCATAGATCGCAATACTTAGCAATTAATGGCTATGTGGATTTAGATGGTAATCACTCAATTGGGCCTGGACTTTCGATTATTAAAAGAGCTGGCGATGTTAGAAATTCGATAACAATTGGTTATGGGACTTCAGGCTCTGAAGTTACAGATGAGGATTTAGCATCAATATCTGAATATGGGCTTCTTGCTTCTACCATATCGACAACACTTCGCAATTCTGGAGACGCTACGGCTCAAGCAGCCTTCTACCTTCTTATCCGCGCTTACCCTCAATTTGCCTTGCGTCAGATAAGCTTCCCAATAGCCAGCGGCGAAATCGACAATTCAGACCGAGATAACCTTCTTGGAGTATTTATGGGCCAACCGCTAAATATCATCAACCTGCCAGCCAATATGGTAGGTGGCGAATTCCAAGGATTTGTAGAAGGTTGGACTTGGACAGCCAGCCTTAATCAGCTTAACTTGACTCTAAATGTCTCGCCTATCGCTTTTAGCCTTCAGGCGTTCAGATGGAACTCAGTCCCAGCGACTGAGTATTGGAATACAATCAGCCCTACTTTGGAGTGGCTAAACGCTACAATAGTGGCCTAAGGAGAATAAATGGCAACGACTACTAATTACGGCTGGGACACTCCTGACGATACTGATCTCGTCAAGGATGGCGCAGCTGCAATTCGCACTTTGGGAAGTTCAGTCGATACAACGACAAAGAACTTAAACCCACAGACTACGACTGGCGCACTTGCTTATAGATCAGCAACTGCCAATGTAAATACTGCTTTGCCTATTGGCTCAACTGGCCAAGTCCTAACAGTTGCAGCAGGAGTTCCAAGTTGGGCAACTTTAACAGATCAAACACCTTTAACAACTAAGGGAGATGTTTTTACTTTCTCAACAGTTGATGCGCGTCTTGGTGTCGGCGCTAACGGCACAGTTTTAACCGCCGATTCTGCGGAAACGACAGGATTGAAATGGGCTGCTCTTCCTGCTTCTGGCAAAGTGTTGCAGGTTGTTAGTGCAAATATTGCAACTAGCGTTACTTCAACTGTTACTGATTATGTTGATTCTGACTTAACTGCAAATATAACTCCCTCATCTACAGGTTCAAAAATTTTAGTATTAACAACTCAACTTATTTCAATTGCAAGAAGTAGTTCTGGAAGAGTCGGTAAAATGCGATTAATGCGCGGGGCCACCGAATTACAGCCTAGCGTTGAAGCCGACCAATTTGGAATAACAATTGCCTCTGGCTCAACATTACAAACTCTGGTTCATAAATTTACTTTTATGTATCTCGACAGCCCAAACACAACTTCTTCTACGACCTACAAAACACAAATCGGTCTGAATAGCGCAACCAATAGCGCGACAATAACTTCGAATTTTAATAGCGTTCCTGGAAGTATAATTTTATTAGAAATTGGTGCATAATGATACATAATGACAAAATTTTAGCAATACAACATATCAGACCAAATGCAAAATTTATTTTAAGAGATGAAACACTTGAATGGTTAGATGAAACACAAATTCAACCAAGTGAAAAAGAAATTGAAGCAGGTTGGGTCGCTTATAAATTGGCACAAGAAGCCGAAGCCGAATCAAGAGCCACCCAAAAGGCAGCCCTACTAGATCGCTTAGGAATTACTGACCAAGAAGCTAAACTGCTTCTAGCATAATCTTGAGGGATTGTGTCGAGCTAGTCGTATAATCAATCGATATGGCCAGACTATGTGCAGCGGGTGTTCAGTTACGGGAGCAGATTGATGACGATTATCCTGATAGGGATCGTAAGTCTGATGGCTGGATTGCTGATGCTCGTCACCTCTCTAAAGGCACTTCTGACCATATACCAAGAGATGGAATCGTTAGAGCTATAGATATTGATTCTGACCTATCGGCACATAAAGAAGAAGTTTATGCGCTGGTTGAGAAGATTCGTAAGTTAGCAAAGAACGGCGATAAAAGAATTAAATACATTATCTTCGATGGCAAGATAATGAGCCCGATACTAGGTTGGAAGCGGCGTAAATATAATGGCGCTAATCCTCACCGCTCACATTTCCATATTTCATTCACAACTTTGGGAGACAAAGATGGTAGTTATTTCGAACTCGAAGGAGAGACTAATGAGAGACCTAAAAAAAGCCGCCGAAAGCTGGGCGAAAGCATTTCTAGCAGCAGCACTAGCGACCTATCTAGCGGTGGGATTCGACCCTGCTGCCATTGCAAATGCAGCTCTAGTATCAGTCTTGCCTAGCATCATCAACTGGCTCAACCCTAACTATGAGCGCTACGGCAAAGTCCGTTAATGCCAGCTGCTGAATTGGCCACCTTAGTAGCTTCAGTCTTAGGATCAATAGCCTTACTAATTGCTGGCCTACGCTACATAATTAAATTGGAGAATATTCCAATTGTGTCGCGCCTTGATAAAATGGAGTCTCAGCTAGAATTGGCGCTAGCGAGAGGAGTCAGAAATGGCAACGCGAAAGCGCGTAAGTAAGAAGCCAGTAAAGCGGAAGCGCACTACCAAGGAAACACCGCTAACTAAGCTTGATTTCTGGGCTATTGCTGCCAATGAAGTTTATAAAGCTTGTCGCAGAGCTGGTATGGATGAAGGAACTTCGTTGGCTTTCGCTATGGATCGTAGCTCTTATCCTGATTGGATAGTGCCTGCCGATGACCCAATAAAGAAAATTGGTTGGGAAGATGGCGAGGAAGATAACTAATCTACTTTCGAGAGGTTGAGTTATTCGAGGCCATTAAGTCGCTTTATCCAGACTTGACGCCATTATCAGCGACCGACCGAGCAGATGGCATTACCAGCGATTCTTATATTGAGCTCAAATGCCGTAGAACGCATTATGACCGCCTATTGATTGAGAAGAAGAAGTGGGATTATCTGGCCGATATAAGGGCTAGGACAGGCGCTAAGACCCTTTATATCAATGCGACGCCTAAGGGCATCTACCAGTTCG